CGGGGTTGGTCAAGCGCAGACAAGACGAGCGGGCGATGTATCTTTCGGGGGTTGTGTAATGCCAGCAGCAATGACATTTACTAGTCTTCAATCCGACATCCGCAACTACCTTGAACGTGGTGGAGCGACGGACCCTATTGTCTTTGAGCAGATCCCCCGGCTCATTACGCTGGCCGAGCGCCGGATTGCCCGTGAGCTCAAGATTCAGGGCTTCCAAGTCGTCGTTAACACGACGATGCAAGCAAGCCTCGCAGTCTATGCGAAGCCCGATCGTTGGCGCGACACAATCAGCATCAACGTCGGTACCGGCGCGAACAACAACGTTCACACGCCGGTGTTCGCTCGCGCATACGAGTACATCCGCAGCTACTGGTCGAATGAAACCGAAACCGGCCAGCCCGAGTTCTATGCTGATTACGATTATAAGCACTGGATTTTCGCGCCGACCCCTGATGCCGCGTATCCGGTAGAAATACTTTACTACGAATTGCCACCTCTGCTCGACGATACGAATCAAACGAACTGGCTGAGTGAATTTGCTCCCAACGTTCTGCTGTATGGCAGTTTGGTGGAGGCCACTCCTTTCGTAAAAGACGATCAACGTGTGCAGTTGTGGCAATCTTACTATGACCGCGCTTTATCGGCTCTCAACGGCGAAGATCTGCAAAAGATCCTCGACCGATCCGCTACTCGTCAAGAGGCTTAAAGAATGACAACGTACACGAATACGTTCGGCGGGACGAACATTTACCCGAGCGATGTCTCGTATCGGTACGTCTCGCTCACGGTGGACCAGATTCTCGATTGGCCGCTCGAAACAGCACCAACGAACGACGTAGTCGCGTCCATCATGGACATAAACCCCACGACAACGAGTCTGGTCATCACGATGCCGGATGCTACGGAAGCGGGCACCGGGCAAACAGTATTGTTCAACAATGTGGGTTCTAACACCTTTACAGTCAAGACTAACACAGGTGTCCAGATCTGTGCGCCTGTTTCGGGCAGCACGTTCCAGATCTATCTCACCGATAACAGCACGGTGTCCGGCACGTGGCGGTCGTTCCAATATGGGGCATCCGCTTCCGCTGCGAACGCTTCTGCGCTGGCAGGACTCGGCCTCAAAGCTATTGCGACCACGCTGAACCAGTCGACTCCGGTTTCTACTTTTAGCACCAATTACACATCCGGTGTGAATGACCGCGCAAAAGCCATCATTTGGACGGGCGGTGCAGGGACGCTTTCCTTAACAGCAGCACCCACACTCGATAACGATTGGTTCTTACAAGTCCGTAACAACGGCACGGGCGACCTCACGATCGACCCTAACAGTTCGGAACTGATCAACGGCGCAGCCACTTTGCTCCTTTCGCCGGGTGATTCGTGCATCATTGTCACCGACGGCATCGAGTTCTGGACGATCGGTTTTGGACAGTCAGCTGTTTACGCTTTTAGTGTGCTTCAGATTGACATTTCCGGCACCGGTAATTACACGCTTTCGATCGCAGAGCTCAATAAAACAGCGTACATTTTCACCGGAACGTTGACAGGTAACCGCGACGTTATTGTTCCGACAACGGTGCAGCAGTACTGGGTCAGCAATCAGACAACGGGTTCTTACACGCTCGGTATTCGTACCGCAGGACAAGCATCACCGGGTGTCACTGTGTCGAGTGCTGCACGAGCTATCTTGTATTGTGATGGTACCGACGTAGTCGATGCGGATACATCAGCGATTGGTATCCCTGTCGCTATTTCTCAAGGCGGTACGGGCGCTACGACGGCATCGGGAGCGAGAACCAACCTCGGCGCGACGACTGTGGGTAATGCGGTGTTCACAGCTGCAAACGCGACCGCAGCGCAAATCGCACTCGATCTCGACCCAATCAAAGGTGGCACGTACTGATGCCATTGCAGCCAGTCGTTATCCGTTCCGAACCTGGAATCAAACGGGACGGAACGAAATTTGAGGGCAACTTCTACATTGACGGCCAATGGGTCCGTTTCCAGCGTGGGTTGCCGCGTAAGATCGGCGGGTTTCGTGCGTTGCAAGACCGACTGGATGGTATTGCCCGCGGCATGCACATCCACAACCATAATGGCTACGTTTATACACACATCGGAACGCAGGACGGGGTGTTCCGATTTCGTTTGAGTCAAAACGGCAACAGCAGCATCGTCACTAACCGTACGAACGGTAGCTACGTCAGCAACCAAGACGCTAATTGGATGTTCGACGTTGCGTTCAATACCACGACCAGTCAGAACGAGATCTTAGCGCATGTGGGATTCGACCTCGAAGACATATCGTCCGACGCTAACGGTGCGCTTTATCGCGGGTTCGACAATGGCACAACTCCGCTGGCTTTAGAGGCGGCGGTCACGGTTTCCGGTGGAATCGTTGCTTTGGCTCCGTATGTGTTTGCGTATGGATCGGATGGTTTTGTGCAATGGAGTCGTGCGGGGTATACGGACGATTGGGCCGGCGGCGACGCGGGTAATGCGCGGGTCACCAGCCAAAAGATTGTCAAAGGGCTATCGCTCCGTGCCGGTGCTGGTAATGCGCCTGCGGGTTTGTTCTGGTCGTTGGATTCAGTGGTCCGTGCATCCTATGTCGGTGGTCAAGCGGTTTTTCAATTCGACACAATTACGTCGCAGTCGAGTATACTTTCTGCGAAAAGTGTAATCGAGTACGATGGTATCTATTTTTGGTGCGGTGTTGACCGGTTCTTGATGTTCAACGGTGTGGTGCGAGAAGTACCGAACCAACTGAACCTGAACTGGTTCTACGACAATCTGAACTACGCACAACGCCAGAAAGTGTTTGCAGTCAAGATCCCTCGCTGGGGCGAGATCTGGTGGTGTTACCCGAGGGACAACGCGACCGAATGCACACATGCGGTGATTTACAACTTGCGTGAGCAGACGTGGTACGACACGGAACTTCCGGGCGGGGGTCGCTCTGCCGGACAGTACGCGCAGGTGTTTAACTCGCCGCTGATGACCGGCATTATCGACACCGAAACGGTTCAATTCCGCGGAGTGCAGAACTCAGAACGCCGTATAACTGAGGACAACCAGCCACGCATAATCAATGACCCCAAGGGCTACGTGGTGTGGCAGCATGAATACGGAACTAACGAGATCAATGGCGATCAGGTTCGCCCCGTGTTATCATTCTTCGAAACTGCCGACATGTCGTTGTTGGTGGGGCAGCAACCCCAAAACATGGCATTGAGAGTGGAATATATGGAACCGGACTTTGTTCAAGCGGGCAACATGACGGTGCAAATCACAGGTCGGGCTAATGCCAAATCAGCGGACGTCACGAGCACTCCGCAGACCATTTTCGAAACACCCCAGGACAAGCAGCAACAGCTCGTGTATTTTCGCGAGATCCGTCGCGAGATGCGGTTCCGATTCGAAAGCAACACAGTCAACGGCGACTATCAAATGGGACAAGTGATCGCTCACGTTGAACCGGCTACGGGTACGATTCTGGGAGAAAACCCGTGAGTCTGCTGACTGACCCGCGTTACCACAAATTGCAAGATTGGGCCGATTATACGGTGTTCGATCTCGAAAACTACGGCCCGATTCCGCGACTCATGTCTGAGCAGGAGTGGCAGAATTGGGGTGCTGGATTGATCAGCATTAACGGAATCTCGCAACAGAATCCCCCGTCGCCGTATGATTACGATGATTGGCGTGAGTGGGCATACAGATTTTACGAAATGCTGGACTAGGTGAAACATGAACTATTTCCTTAACAATCCGATCCCGACTGCGGCCGAAGCTATGCAAAAGTTCGCCAGAGGTGGCGAGGTCGAATCTGATCTGAGCGATTTGGTCGATCGGTACGGGATAACGGACGAGGATCGTTTCTATACGCCGCGTGAAGAAAACGTACCGTTCGATCCGCTCGGTGGAAGAGTCGTCCCACCTGAAGGATATCCGACTGGCACTGTAGGTAGTCTGCTCGTACCGGGAGCGACACTACCTGAAGGTGTCGATCCGTTAGCACCAATTCAATTTACACAGGAGGGAAGTGCTGCGGCTGGTAATTTGATGCGCGATTTGGCTTTGATGCAGAAAAAGCAAGCGATGACCCTTGAGCCTAATCCATTCATGGGGTATATGGGGCTTGGGTTTCTTGAAGGTGGTTTGCCGATTACGCCACAGATGAAAGACATTCGTGCCACTCCAGCAGCGGAACCTCCGCTTTTTGATCCTGCTCTTCTTTCTCAATTAAACCTAACGCCTGAACAAATTCAAGCCATTAAAGATGAATTTGATCCTCAAGTATCTGAAGAAGATAGAACGGCGATTGCTTCAAATCCACGTGTTCAAGCTCTTCAAAAGATCAGCGATCAACTTAAAGCTAATGACTTTAGTGGTGCTTTTCAAACTGCGTTGGACGCAGAAAAAGAGATAGGGGGCGATTTCTTTGACAACATCGTAAATCCGGACAAGATGCGGTATCTGCGCGGTCCAATGACTGCTGATGAAATTCGCAAGTTTTACGAATCGATGCCAGTAGATGAATACGCCAAGCGTCACACAGGACCGGGCAGCGAATACGATTCGATGCAGGCAATGGAGCGAAACATTGCAGCACTAAGTGGACAGACTGGATACATCGACCCGCGAGGCGGTAACAAGGCCAAAGGCAGCATCGTCAGCAAAATTGTAGATGTTGCACCGTATGTGTTTGCAGCAACTGTTGCCCCGCACATTATTGGCAGTTTGGCAGGCGCAGGAGGTGCGGGTGCTGCGGGAGCAGGAGGTGCGGGTGCTGCTGGAACTACCGCTGCAAGCGGAAGCGGTTTCTTAACCGGCTTGAAAACTGCCGGTCAAACAGTATTAAATCTCCCCAAAACATTGGGCGAAACAGTCCTCACAAAACTCGGTGCTTCTTCGATCACACCAGTCCAAGCCAAAATGGTCGGTAATGCGATAATTTCGGGAGGTATGACTGGTGCGAAAGGCGGCGACCTTAAAGACGTTATAAAATCTGCGGCAATGGCTGCTGGTCTCACTTTTGTGAGCGACAAAGTCATCGGCACTGTAGCGCAGAAACTGCAGGACAGCCGTTTGCTCGACGCTGCGAAAGACATTCCCGGCGGTGACTTAGCGGCGGTAGACCCGACCGTTGCTAGTAATCTCGCGCAAGGGCTCGAGAATTTCGCCGGCGAATTCGGAATCACCGCTGCGCCGAGTGCGTTAACGTCGGGAGC